GGGACTTCTCGCGCATGGACCTCGAGCGGGCGATCCGGCACAGCCCGGAGCTCGCGGCGGCGATGAGCCCGCGGGCGCGGGACGACAACACGTTCGACAAGTTCTTCAGGAACGGCATGACCCTGAAGCTCGGGTGGCCGGCGATCAGCCAGCTGTCCGCGAAGACCCTGAAGTACATCTTCCTCACCGATTACGACCGACCGGAGGACCGGGACAACGTGGGCGGCGAGGGGCCGATGTGGGACCTGGCCTTCAAGCGCAGCGAGACGTACATGAGCCGCGGCAAGTGCCTGGCCGAATCCTCGCCCGGCGAGGACCAGGTCGAGCCGAAGTGGTCGCCACGATCGCCGCATGAAGCGCCGCCGGCGCGCGGGATCCTGTCCCTGTACAACCGCGGGACGCGCGCGCGCTGGTACTGGCCGTGCCTGCACTGCCACGAGCACATGCAGGCCACGCCGGGCGTCGAGATCTTCGGCCTTCCGCCGCTGGAAGAACTGCTTGAGGAGATCAGGGGCCGGGACCTGCTGACGCTGGCCGAGGACTTCGCGCGCATCGTGTGCAAGAAGTGCGGCGGCATCCTGCGCATGGACAACCGGACCGCGATGCAGCAACGCGGGCGCTGGGTGCACGAGGGCCAGACGATCGACGCGCGCGGGCGGGTCATCGGTGAGCCCCAGCGCACGAACATCGCCAGCTACTGGCTGGGCGGCGCGGCCGCGGCGTACCAGCGATGGGACGCCATGCTGCTGGGCTACCTGCAGGCGGTGGACGAGTACGCCCGGACCGGCGACGAGAACAGCATGCGGACGAAGGTCAACACGGACTTCGCTGCCCCGTATTTGCCGGTGCACGCGATGGGCGCGCGCAAGGCCAGCGACCTGAAGGAGCGAGTCGAGAAAGACCTGGTGCGCGGCGTGGTGCCGCTCGGCGTGCGGTTCCTGACGGCCGCGGTGGACGTGCAGAAGCAGCGGTTCGTCGTGACGATCTTCGGCTGGGGGCCTGGCCTCGAGTGCTGGATCCTCGACCGGTTCACCCTGAATCAGTCGGCGACCCGGCGCGACGGCCAGCGCCCGGCGCCGCTGGACCCGGCGGTGTACGCCGAGGACTGGAAGGTGCTGGTCAAAGAGGCCGTGCTGCGCAGGCTGCCGCTGGTAGAGAACACGGACCTCACGATGCCGGTCCGGATGACGCTCGTGGACAGCGGCGGCGAGGACGGCGTGACGCTGCGGGCCTACGAATTCTGGCGCGCGGCGCGCGAGCTCGGACTCGGCGAGCGCGTGATGCTCGTCAAGGGCGCCAATCGCAAGGATGCGCCGCGGGTCGAAATGACCTGGCCGGACGCCTCGCAGCGCAAGGACCGGCACGCGGGCGCGATGGGCGACGTGCCGGTGTGGCGTCTGAACACGACGACCTTCAAGGACGCGATCGTCGGTGACCTGGCGCGCGTGGAGCGAGGCGCTGGGTTCGTGCACCTGCCGGCGTGGGCCGAGGACTCGATGTTCGACGAGTACGTCGCCGAGGAACGCGGGCCCAAAGGATGGGAGCGGGTCGCAGCCAGAAACGAGGCGCTGGACCTGCACGTCTACAACCGGGCGGCATGCACGATCGTCGGCGCCGAGCAGATTGATTGGGCCAACCCGCCGGACTGGGCGGTGCGCGCGTCAGCCGCCATGGCAGAGCTAGAGAAGGCGAAGAAAACCGGAGCCATCTCGGAGCGAGAGTTCGAGGAAAAGCGGCAGGAAGTGCAGAGCGGGGCGGCGGAAGCGGGCTCCGGCTCTATCGAGTGGCGCAAGGGCAAATACCTGAGGTGACGCATGGCATGGACTCAGGCTGACCTCGATGCGCTCGACAAGGCGCTCAAGTCCGGTGTGCTGCAGGTGCAGCGCGGCGACCGGCTGGTGAAGTACCGCGACCTCGACGAGATGCTGCGCGTGCGCGAGATGATCCGCGCGGAGCTCGGCCTGACCGAGACGAACGGCATTTCGGTGCAGACGGTCGGGTTCAGCAAGGGCATCGAATGAAGCCCTCTTGGTTCGACCGCTTGGTCACGCTCAACAACCCGCGGCGCCTCGTGGACCGCATGGTCTCGCGCGCGCAGCTGGAGTACATGGCCCGCTCGCTCGAGGGCGGCGGGTACGAGGGAGCCGGCAGCGGCCGGCGTTTCGACGGGTGGCGGGCCTCGAGCGCGGGCCCGAACTCGCACACCGTGAACAGCCTGGACCTGCTGCGCGCGCGGCATCGGCAGCTGGTCCGCGACAACCCGTGGTGCTTCCGGGCGAAGCAGGCGATCGTCTCGCACGGCATCGGCTCGGGCATCGTGGTGGAGATCAAGGGCGGCAAGGAAGGGCCGCGCAAGCAGGTCAACGATTACTGGCGCCAGTGGTTCGAGTCGCCGCTGTGCGACGCGAACGGGCGCTATGACGGGTACGGCCTGCAGGGGCAGATGCTGGGAACGGTTGTGGAGGGCGGCGCGGCGTTCGTGCGCGCGCGCTGGCGCCGGCCCAGCGACCGCCTGCCGGTGCCGTTGCAGCTGCAGCTGCTCGAGCCCGACTACTGCGACCACCTGAGGAACGAGGAGCTCGAGCGCGGCCGCATCGTGCAGGGCGTGGAGTTCGACACGATCGGGCGGCGCCGGAACTACTGGATGTTCCGAGACCACCCGTTCGACTACGCGGTTTCGACGCGCGGGATCGGCCAGGCGGCGGCAGTCCCGGCGAGCGAGATTGCGCACATCTATCGCGAGGACCGTCCTGGGCAGATTCATGGCATGCCGTGGGGTGCGCCGGCGCTGCTGACGATCAAGGAACTGGACGGCTACGAGGACGCCTACCTGTTCCGCCAGAAGCTCGCGAACTGCTTCGTGGGCACCGTGCACGACGTGGACGCGCCGAGTCTGGGCGCCACCAGCGCGCAGAAGGCGGTGATGCCGGACTCGATGGAGCCGGGCTCGTACATGGCGCTGCCGACCGGCAAGAAGGTCACGTTCAACACGCCGCCGAATGCTGGCGACTACGGTCCTTTCGTGCGCGACGTGCTGCTGCGGATCGCGCAGGTGTACGGCATCACGTTCCAGACGCTCACGGGCGACCTGACGAAGGTGAATTTCACGTCCGGCCGCATGGGCTGGATCGACATGCAGCGGAACATCGACACCTGGCGCTGGCACATGCTGGTGCCGCAGGGCCTCGAGGTCATCGTGGGCTGGTTCCTTGAGGCCATCGAGTTGCAATACGGCATCGACACCGAAGGCATGTATGCCGAGTGCACGCCGCCGCGCCGGGAAATGCTGGCGCCGCAGATCGAAGTGCCGGCCGAGATCAAGTCGATTCGAGGCGGCCTGCAGAGCCTGAAGGAATCGCATCGAGCGCGAGGCGTGCGCTCCGAGGTCGTGCTTGAGGAAATCGCGGAGAGCAACGCGGCGCTGGACAAAGCCGGCATCGTGCTCGACTCGGATCCGCGCAAGGTTTCGCAGGTCGGCAACGTCGCGGACGCCGGCGGTGGCAGCAACAAGGACACGGAGACTGGCGATGAAACCGACGGCGACGAAGAAAAAGCCTGACGAGGCGCAGCTGCGCAAGCACAAGGCGCTGATGCAGTCCGTGACCATGCCTGGCCAGCGCGACAGCGCCACCGTGCCGATGGCATCGCGCGAGGCGCCCGTGCAGAACGTGGACGCCAAGGAACGCACGTTCGACGTGGTCTGGACCGCCGGCGCGCGTGTCCGCCGCTACGACTGGTACCGCTCTCGCTGGTACTGGGAAGAACTCAGCATGGAGCCCGCGCACGTCCGCATGGGTCGCCTGCAGTCAGGCCGCGCGCCGGTGCTGGACTCGCACTGGGGCTACCGCCTGGCCGATGTGCTGGGCGTCGTGAACTCCGCGAGCCTCTCGGCCAAGGAAGGCCGCTGCAAGATCAAGCTGTCACAGCGCGACGACGTGGCCGACGTCATCACTGACGTGCGGGACGGGATCATCGCCAACGTGTCGGTGGGCTACAACTTCTACCGCATCGAGATGCTCGAGCCGGCGAAGGAAGGCGAGCTCTGGGTGTACCGCGTCGTCGACTGGGAGCCGCTCGAGGTGTCCCTGGTCCCCATGCCGGCCGATGAAGCCGCCGGGATTCGCGAGGGCGACGACGACGAGCGCTTCAAGCGCTGCGAGTACATCGATTCGAATCCGCCGGCGCGAGCCGGTTCAACCAAGGAGGCCGACATGGCTTTCCTCGTCAGCCTGGCCCGGGCATTGGGCATCAAGTCGCCGGAAGGAGCCGAGGAGGCCGCGGTTCGTTCGGCAGTCATCACCCACCTGAAGCTGAAGGAGGACGCGAGCGATGACGACATCACCGCGGCCGCCCTGAAGCGCAACGAGCCGGCGCCCGCGCCGAGCCCGGCTGCGCCAGCCGATCCGGTGACCGTTGCATCGGCCGAGTCGAAGGCGCGCGAGCAGGAACGCCAGCGTACCGCCGACATCATGGCGTTCTGCGAGAAGCATCGGGCGCTGCCCGAGTTCCAGCAGAAGGCCATCAAGGACAACTGGACCGTCGATCGCACCGCCCGCGAATTGCTCAACGAGCGCGCGGAGAAGGGCGACACGACCGGTCCGTCCCCCATTCCTTCGAACCAGCATCAGCGGCAGCAGGGTTCGTGGGATTCCGT